TAACACTAAATAATTTTTGTCTGTTGTTGTGCTTACTGAGTATGTTGTTGAGGTGTTTGTTGAATCATCTCTTAGTATCATACTGACAGAACTTGCATAACTTCTTGGTATTACTTTCAATGTCTGAGCTGATGCAGATGTCGTTAAGTGTATCATACTTATATAACGTATAAACTTTAGATTTTGTGTATAAAAAAAGGGAGGCATAAACCTCCCAATTTTGTAGGGTAAAGACTCGAACTTTACTTGCTAACCAATTACTAAGAATAGTGAGTACTATATTCCTTTTGTTGTTGTTTAACACATACTAATAAATTAATTACTTTTATTAGCAGAGGTCAATTAGCTGTGCTACCTATTACACTAACCCTATAACGTAATACCTGATAAAGATATTAGATAATCTATACTATCACTATCTTTTTCTGCAAACAGTAAAACATCTCCGTATATAATTCTACCTGCTAAAGCACTTGCATATACATTAGGCGCATAACTCCATCCACTTTCATTTATATACATAAAGTCTTTTGTATTTGGTATTTCTACTCTTTGTATGTCGCCTTTTACTGCTTTTTGATACTCTTGTAATGTACTTACTTTATAATCGAATAAAGTAGTATTGTTTGATTTGATTAAAATTGTTTTGAAAATATTTAAGTTTTAAAATTAATAATACTACAAACTAAATATATATACACGAAATAAAAATTCGCATAAAAAAAGAGGAGTTAAAAAACTCCCCTTTAAAAACAAAACTAATTTCAAATTATGAAAACTCTTATAAATATAAGAAATTATTTTTAGTTTGGTGTTATCTTACTACCTTGTGTAGCACCTGTAACAACTGTTGAAACTGTAAAGTCTGGTGGTGAAGTTTCTTGTGCAACAAATGTTAGTGAGTAACCCGAAAGGTCGCCCATAGCAGCACCGGTTGAAAACGTACCCGACGTTAGTTCCGCTCCGTGTTCCTTACCTACTAATAAATAATTACCATTGTAGTCCTCTACCCAAATATGTGGTCTAGCCACGGCAAGAAGTTTTACCTCTTCTTGGGTTTCTTTTTCTAGGAATGTAAAGTTAAGTGTTAATGTGCTTTCGTAAAATGTAGTTCCGTTTTCTCTACTTGATGTTACAGCTGTTTCTAGCGTGGAATTTCCTTTGATGTCAAATTGATATACTGTTGGACTTCCCGCTACCGCTGAAATTTCATTAGAGGCAATTGTGATAGCGCCTAGTGTTCCATAATCAACAAAGTAAACGGACTTCAATCCACCTACTCCTGATTTACAGGGTAAAGCTCTACCTTTAGTTAATAAACAAGCCATAGTTATATTGGTATTAAAAAAGGGTAGGCAGTTTTGCCCACCCTTTTATATGTTAGTTAATTTAAGTTATTAGTCGTAAAGAACTACGTCAGCACCAACACCGATTTGGCATCCGGCTGTATATCTCATTACTACTCTTACATTTTGTGATCCATCAATATCTGACATATCAATAACTTTTACTTCGTTTCTGTCGTTCAGCAGACCCGTTCCGAAAAAGAGGTTGCTTGATCTTGCAGCGATTGCTTGGTTATCTCCAAAACCTGAGGATTGATAGATTCTTACACCATCAAAGAATAAGTTATCTAATGATTGGTTGTTACCTCTATTTTCGTAACCCGCAGCACCTAAACCAGATGCACCGAAACCACCTAAACTTCTAATGTAAGCTCTATAAATGTTCGATGATACATAAAGAATAAGGTCATCCGCCCCGTAAACTCCTGATGGAATTGCATCTACGATTTTTCCTAATTCCGTAACTACGTTTGATGCGGTTACAGTTCCGGCCGTAACATCTACCACAGTTGCATCCGCACCTGCTAATGTTACAAAACCATCAAAGTTACCTTCACCGGCTGATCCACTCCAAATGGAAGTTTCCGTAGCACTGGCAACCTCTGCAGCAACCCTTGCAATAACGAAATCACTAAATAATGGTGGAAGTTGTGAGAAGGCGCTAAAGCCCATCTGAGCAGCCTCCCAATCTGCGTGTAATTCTTTTTTACAGATTTGTAGGTTTACTTGTAATTCGGTTGGTGTTAATACTTTTTCCGTTAGTGTAAGACCCGATGTTGTTGAATCAAAATCACAATCGGCACTTCTTACTAAATTCGAGAAAGCCCCTACTTTCATAGCAGCTTTGTACTTAATGTTAGGTAGAATGGTAATAGCAGCGTCATCTAAAGTTTTTGCTGTAAGCAACGAAGCCGCAATATATTTACCTGCGAATTCTCCACTATACGAACTACCTGTAATTGTTGGATTTGGCATTTTATTTAATTTTAATTATTGGTTAATTTTTTCATTACTCTATCTAAAGCAGTTTCTTTTCTGTTTTGACCGAATCTTACTTTAAATTCTTGTTTAGCTTCCGGATTGTGTGTAATTGGTTCAACCGCCGGTGTTTCGCTAAGTTCTTCTTTTACTTGCTCGGCCATTTCTTCTTTTACTTCCTTCAGTTCTTTAATCATACCTTTGATTTCCTCTATGGCTGATTCAAATTCTTCTTTACGGACATATTGCATTTCTTCCTTTTCTTCCTCCTCTACTTCTTCCTCTTTTTCCTCCTCGGCTTTAATTTCCTTAATAATACCCTCTTCTTCTACAACAAGCATATTCCCATCTTCCATAAGGTATTCGCCTTTAGGTACGGCAACTTTTTCATCTTCCGTAAGGATAAAGATTTCATTTCCCGCTTCAAAAGCATCCGCTTCTAATACTGTTCCGTTCTCTAGCTTTAATTGTGCTAGTTCCAATGCTTCCTCGGTCGCTTGAACTTCTTGTTCAATATTTTCTTCGCCTAAGAAAGTCTTGATTTTGTTTAAGATTTCTGTTGATTTCATATTACTATAACGTTATTAAATTTATATTTGCATTTTCATACTTTACCAATGCCTTGGTTTATTATTTTTCCCTTACAACACTTTACCGAATAGGTTTCGTCCTTACATAAACATCCCCTACGTCCACCCCTCGGGCTTGTTTTACTTGGTGTTTCAAATCTTTTCATCTGCCTTGACCTCTATATTTTTTTTTATATCCCTTTTGTCCTACACTCGCATTTTTGCTATGGGGGTGTGATTTACGTTTTGGTTTTATATATGTTCTTACAACTTTTCTAGCCATTAAGATTTCTTTGGGTGTCCCTTTGGCAATAGATCATTGTCGGTTGTATATTTCTTATTTTGTGGTCTGCCATTCTTAACTAAGTATAAAAAAGCATTGACCCTAGCAAATGCCCATTGACTAGGACTTTTTACGTTAGGGCTATGTGATGTGTTAAATGCACCCAACCCCCTTTGGAATACCGCCTTTAGTTTGCCAACGCTGACACCATAACCTAATTTGTCCTTGTATCTTTTATTAAAATCATCCGATTTCTTTTGTAACGTCTTTTCATCCGCCTTAGATACTTTAGCACCCCTTGATGTACTAGCGTTACCCTTTGCCGTTCCCTTGCCCTTTGGGTTCTTATTTGGTGTGCTAGACTTAGGTGCTTTTGGCGACTTAGTTATGCCACCCCTTTTACCTACTTTAGCCATTCTAACACACTTTCCATAGACTTTCTTAAAACCTTTAGGACATTTCTTCATATCCTCTTTAATATGTGTTTCACAAGGCATATACCAAGTTTTAAGTTCACCATCTTTGTCTTTTAAGTCGTGTGTGTGAAAACCTTTACATCCTATGTTCTTAGCCATTTCCTCGGCTTTCTCTTGTGTTGCATAAGCTAACCTATCGTCAATGATTGCAAAATTGTCATCTATAACCATAGTAGCAAGTTCTATTTCGCCTAATTCTTTAAGTTTTGATTCCGACCATCTAAGTCCGGCTTTACCACCCCATAAAAGGTATGATATAGTGCCACAAGCCTTTGAATCACTTTCATCGTAGTATTCCTGCGCCCTGCTTAAAAATGAATACATCCTTTTTATAGTGGCTTTTGTAAGTGGTTTACCTTGTGCTAATTGTTTTGCCCTAACTTTTCCCACTTGTGTTGCACATTTGTTGTTTACTTTTTCGTTTAGTTCTATACCCCTTTTGGCGTTATTTTTTACACCGCTAGGATAATCACTATAAGATTCTAATTCTTCGTTTCTTAATATTTGTCTTAGTTCGGATAGTATATCTTTCGCCCCCTCTTCCTCGAAATCATTTACCGGTTCTTTAGGTCTTTCCATTTTATCTGCGAAATAACCCTCTATCGAAAAACCTTTGACCTTTCCGGTCTTAACGTAGTTGTTCCATATTTCATCGTTGTTTACTTTAACCGCACCCATCCAAGTTCCTACCGGTACGTTTAGACCATACTTTCTTGATTTATCGTGTACCTCATCCTCCACCAACCAAGATTCCACTAATGTTAGTCCGTTGATAGTGTGTTGATGTTCAAGGGTGGCTTTGGATTGATTACCTTTCATTAGGTAAAGTTGTGATGCTTTTTCGACAGTATCTTTAGAAAAGTATATGTAGTATTCCTCATCGCCCTTCTTACGATAAATTGGTTTGTTTGGAACTAGTAAAGCACCCATTAGGATTCGCTTTTCTTTATCTACTTCCGCTAATTTAATTTCCTCGCCTTTCAATGCGATAAAGTCCTCCTCGATTGCCGGATTTTCTACTACCGATATAGCCTCTATTCCGGTTAATTCATCATCCCCTAAAATAAGTTCAACGATTTTCATATTATTATAACGTATTAATTTATTATTTTGTTTATCCTATACTTGCACCTTGTATTATGTTTCTATCAAGTTCTTGTGCCGTGCTAACGTCATTAGAAACCACAAAAGCCCTTGTTGGTTGTCCGGCTTGACCGGCTATTACGTCGGCTAGTTGGTTTGTTACACCCGCACCCACTATATTAAAGGCCGGTGTTTGTGGTGCTGAACTAACGGCAGGGGTACTTCCTATACCAGCCGGTGATGTTTGCTTATCGGATGATTTAATTTGTTTTACGGCTTGAAAACCCGTCGCCAACACTGTCGCAATATTACCAATCCTAGATATTGTAGCAAACGGCTCGGGTAACGTTGATTTAGTAGATAAAACTTCCGTCACACCTTGATATGTATTTGTTAGTGCTTGTGCTATTGCAAAGGCCTTTCCCGCTTTAGAATTTTTACCAAGTATGTTAGCAAGTGTACCAAACGTTTGACTAATAACCGCAACCTTTGCTTTTTCTATAAATTCTTGGTGTGCCAATTGATCCTCTAAATCCTGTCTCCTCTTAGCATCTAATTCCTCTTGTTCTTTCGCCTCTTGTTCCTTTCTTTTTTTGGCATCCGCAGCTTCTTTATCCAATTGTTTTTGTTTTTCCGCTGCCTCCCTTTCCCTTTCCGCTTTTTCTTGATTTGTAGCCGTGGTAATTTGTGTTTGTAATAATCTTTGACTTCTTAATCTTTTGGTGTCTAGGTTTATAAGTTTTGCTTGTAGTTGCGCTAACTTATCCTTATCCTCTATTGTGTTTTTTCCTAGCGCCATCTCCTCTTTTTGTGCCTCGATAAGTAATTTTTGCGCTTGTATTTCTTTATTCGTTATGTCCTCTTCTATTTTTTGTGCTTTTCTAAGTAATTCTATTCTTTCCGATGCCGAAAACCTTTCCCTATCTTCCGCCTTTAATCTAAGATCGTTTATATCCCTATTAGCCTTGGCTCTTTCAACTTGCAAGTCCCTTTCAATCCTTCTTGCCTTTTGCCTAGCTTTTGTAACCTCATCGATAGCCTCCACCTCACTAATTGTTTCTTCAACAAACCCCGTTACCGCTTCCTTTGCATCGCTAAAAGCCTCTTTTGCCGTGCCAATAGGATCGGATATAAATTTCATTATACCATTACCTAAACTTTTTAAAGAATCCATAGGGTTAGTAACCGCATTAATAATACCCTCGCCTAAATCCGCAAAAGCATCCATTACTTGTTTAGTTATAGCACCAAGTGCTGCAAGACCCCTTTGTAATTTTTCTTGTCCCTCCTCCGATTGTGTAAACGCTGCCGTCAAAGACGTAATAGCTATAACCAAAGCACCTATACCGGTTGCGATGATGGCAGCCCTTAGACCTTTAAAACCTAACGTTGCACTTTTTATACCGGCCGTAAAGTTTTTGAATTTACTTATTGCACCGCCCGTAACCTTATCTAATGTGTTACCAAAGTCGCCTTGTTTCTTTTCGGCCTTTTCTACTTGCTTTTCATATTTTTGAACGTTCTTTTCTAACTTAGAATATTCTTTTTGCATTTCATCCAAGTTCTTAACAGCCTCTTTGTACCTAAGTTCAAAATCTATATAGACTTTCTTTGCCATTTTATTTCTTTTTTTAGTTGTTTATATCCTTCTTTTAATGTTTCCGGCATTTTATACTTTCCCTTTGCTATGTCTATGTTTTCGCTACCACCATCTACAAATGATAACAATTCTAATATGTTTTTTATCATACGTTTAGTAATTCTATATCGGCATCCCCCGTTATTAGGTTCGTCGTTATGCTATTTATTCTATAATCAATGCCACTAATTCTAAACTTATCATTTAGTTCAAAGTTTAATAATATGTTTAAAGGTAGTTTGGCTTTTATCTTAGTTAATCGATTCTTTGAATCAAATATTCTTGTTATATAGTTTTCGTAATAGTTCTTAAATAATGTTCCATCAAATGAATTTACCGGTCTATCATATTCATTGTTTTCGGCGTTAAAGTGTATATTATCCTCCCCCGATGTATCATTCGTAAATCTACTATTACTAGGTATATTGTAATTCACAATACCCTCATCTTGGTTGTTTGGGTTTAAATACGAAACGTTGTCGCCCGATTTTCTTATGGGGTAAAACACTAACGGCTTATCTTTGTACGCCTCTTGGTTTTCATTAACACTCCATCCCCATTGTATAGATGTTATTGCGCTATTGGCTTGATTTAAAAGTCTTTCATACTTAAAATGTGAAAATGGTATTATTACCTTATAGCTTTGACCATCAATAAAGTTGTTTGTAGTATCTTGGTTATAGTCAATAGTTCCCCATTCTTGATTAAATAGTTGTTGATGCACAACCGACAAATAAGACTTTAAATCTTCATAAGCGTATTTAATTTCCTTGTAGGGTAAAGCAACATCTACCTTAGATGATTCTATATCTACATATTTCGTTATGTCGTATATCGTTGTGTTTGACGAATGATAATAACTATTGCTATCGGAATTATCTAAAGTTCTAACCTCTATTTCATTGGAACTATTTACAAAAGCAACTAAATTAAACATCTTAAATAAGGCCGTTAAAAAGTCCATAACTTTCATTTCCGGCATTTGGTTTTGTATTTCAAATATCGGGATGTTAGGCGTAGTGAAAGCGCCACTAGATGCCGTTACATTTGTATAATTAAATGTTTGTGTACTACCCGATAAATCCTCAAACTTAAAGAAACCACTAGCCGTAAATGTTACGTTGTCTAACACAACTTGGTCGTCTGCGCTAATTCTAATTTGGTAATTGCCTAGTAGATCGCTTAACCCTAAATCACCCCCGCTTATGGTTACATTACTTGAACTACTAGATGCGGTAGTTGTAAATACATCAACGCCGTTGTGTATAACAGTAACGGAATATACTTGTGTATTTGCGGTAGCAACATCAACTAAAATAGATAAAGACGATACACTACCGGTTTCCCCTTGTGCGCCACCGCTGAAGGATACAGTATCGCCACTTGCTACATATCCCGAAACTTGATCCGGCCCTTGTCCCGCTACACCGCCCGAAAAACCATCTACTAAAGCATTTAAGGCTACTTCGCCTAATACAGTAGATACCTCGCCGGACTTTCTATGTAACCACATAAACAAATTATAATAGTTTAAATTAGTTGTGTTAAAGAAATGGTTTGAAAAGGTTATGTTAGTTGGATAGCCATTTGATGTTGTGTATGTGTTTTCTATCGCCTCTATTATACTATGTAATCTTAATGCGAATTTTAAGTCCGTGTATTCAACACCCTTATTGGTTGTGCCGTGGTGTATATTAACTAGTGTGTCCGAATTTTGTGTGTTACTACTACTATTATAAATTAAACGCCTAGTGTGTGTTATAAGTGGTGTTACAAGACTATTCTTAGCCGTGCTTGGTTGTAGTTGTAGTTTTTCCTTTACAGAATCGTTTTCCCATATTGGACTTAACAACACTTGATAAGATTCGCCACTAACAAATATGTCTTGATTTATTGTAAGTTGTGTATTGCTATCCACACTTGTTATTGTAGCAAAGGTGGTATCGGTAACATTCCTCACCCTATCCCCCTCCGATACACTAGACGTAAATGTAGCGGAACTATCCACAAGTTTATTTGATGTCGTAGATGATGCCGTACCCGATGCCTTCACTTCTACAAAACTTAGGTTGTTTAATTTATCATCACCGATAATATCCTTTAAATCAACTGTGTTACCAAAAAAAGTTACCCTATAAGCGTTTACTTGATTATTCTTCATATCAACACCCTCCAACTTGATCTTTCCATCTTTGAATGGTACGTGGTTTATTTCAAGTCTTGCATTTTTCTTTGTTCTACCATCAAACCCATCAACTATGTCAAAGTTGTAGTAATGTTTAAATAGTTTATTATTTGTAGTGGATGCGGGTAAAGTAAAACTTTTTGTAAACGTTGTAAATACTTTAGCTATGTCCTTTACGTTTTTGATTGTATCCGTAAGACTTATGGTTTCATCCTTAAATAAATCCACCCTAGTATCTTGTATGTATAATTGTAACACACGATTCATTATACTATGTTATTAATTAGGTCGTTAGCAAACTCTACCTCTAACGTATATTGAATCAACTTGTCGTTTACGGACGTTTTAAATGTTAAAGAATTTGTAGATATTGTAGATGGTCGCCAATTAGAATTGAAGAAAATCCAAACATACTCACTCAACATAATGTCTTGTATAACCTCATTATAACACTCGTCTAAATAATCGGTATTTAGTGTAACCCTTGTTCTTCCGTTTTTATCAAACGTTTTTGTTTGATGTTTAAACGTATCGTAGGATGTTGTTGATTCTACAAATATGTTTCTTTTAAATGTTTCCGATTTTGTGTTAAACGATTCCACGTTTTTTAAAAAGAAATAAAATTCTTGAAACATACCGAAACGATTTACATAAACCATTTTTACATTTGTGTATTTGGGGTTGCATATTCGTCTTATTTGATATGTTCTATCGGACGAATCGATTGTGGTGTTGTTGTCGGCTGCTATTGTATATACTGTTAAATTACTATCATCGTCAATACCTATAAATTTTCCCACAGTGTTATCGGGTAAATATATAATACCATCGCCTATACAATCCCCTACATACGTTGGGTCTTTGTCATCTCTAATAAATGGATTCACACCAAACAAAAAAGTACCATATCCGTATAAACCGGTGTGTGTAACGGCGCTTTGTGCTGTCCCCGTACCACCACCATCTACCGCCGTAAATGTTGTTATAACGTAAGATATAGCTACTGTGTCGGCAATTGATGTATTTCCATCAAAAACTATATCGATATAATCTCTTGCTAAACTTGCTATTTCAAACACTGTCCTATTAGATGTAGCGTTTTTAAGTATCGTGTAACGTAGTGTGCCATCTATCGTTAGTGCTAATTGTGCTGATAAATGCCCACTAGTGGTAACTGTTACATAATAAGGACTTCTAAGTAGTATTCTTGCCATAATTAATTCTTATTCATATTTTCGGGGAAAAACCTTTTGTCTTGTTCTATATCAAAAATAAAAGCATCTTTTAATTCTTGTGGTAAAAGATTAAATGCGGATTGAAAGGGTTTTGTAAAAAACATACTTGGTTTGATTCCTTTATTAAATACACTTCTTGCTACCAAATATCTTAGACTTTTTCGTGGTATAAATTTGCCCTTTTTATCTCTTACACCATCAAGTCCTTTTCTTATTACCCATTGATCAAATGCTTTTGATGGTGGCATTTTAGAACTATAACTATATGGGGTGTTGTACTTTACCTTTTTACCACTAACACCTAGGTCTTGAAAGAAACCATATTCTTCCATAAAAAACAATACGTCGATACTATCTTTGAAACGATTTACCCTAAATTCTAAACTTTCCGATAGCTTTTTGGTACTATTCTTATTCTTTTTAATAAGTTCTTTTCTAGATTCATCTACGACAAACTTGGCAAAAACATTCATTATCTTTTCTACTTCCTTTAATTGCATACGTTTATGTCATTACTTATTAATACATCAAAGGTACAAGCAACACCCGCTAATCGGTTTTCAAATCTTTCGTAAAAGAATTCACAAGTAGCATCGCCCTCTAATTGGTATTTGTCTTGATATAACGTTCCTTTCCCAAGTAACCCTACTAGTTTGTTTGCCACGGCTAGTTGTGTGTTAAGAATATCTTGTTCGTTGTTATTACCCCTAAATACATCGGTGGTTTCGTCCTTTGATTGATCTACTATATCCATACACATTATGGTTATATTAAAGTTAAGGACTTGTTCTTGTATAGTTACGTTGTTTACTATTATGTGGCTTAAAGGAAAGATAGTTTGCTTTGATAGGTCTATGTCGAATATATCGCCGGTGGTTACAGTGTTTACGTTTTCATCGGCTAAAAGATTAGTCTTTATAGTGTCCGTTATTTGATAATACCCTCTTACTCCTTGATTCATTTCTTAAATTTGCTTTTTATTTGTTTTGATTCCACCTCTACCTTATCCTTCATATAACTTAAAGCATATAGACAAGTGTGTACATTTAGTTTGGTGATATTTTCAAATCTTCTAATATCTCCTTGAGCGAGGCTGAAAAGTGATTGATACCACCCCCACTTCCTTCCGAAAGTTGCTGCTGAACTAAGTTCATTTCCTCCTCCTGTAAACAATTCATCATAGCTTGTGATAATTCCATCCCTAAATGATAAAAAAAAAGTATGGAACTTAATACGGCATCCATTGGCATATCTTTCATTATATCGCTTTCATCGCCTTTGTAATCTTCTATTAAATACTTTTCTTTATATGTTTGTTTTACGGGTCTATATAAAACCGCCATAGCACGATGCAAGTTAGCCGTATCGCCTATATAGGTGTCTAGGTCTATATATTCCCCAAACGTCATATCATCTAACTTAGGTATAAAACCATAGGTCTTTTTACCCATCTTAAACTTTTTTACTAGTGGTGGCTTTTCGTTGAACATTTCCGTTAGGATCAATGTTATGTCTTTGATACTATGCGCCTTCATAGCCATTATTGTATCGCCCCTTAGTCCACAAAATATTTCTATCATTTTTAACGCTAAGAAGTTTTCGTCATCGTTCTTTTCTTGAATCTTTAGATACTTTTGATATTGACCTAAAGTTATTTCGCTTAAAGTATCCGGAATGTAAACTTGTACTTTCATATATATATAACGTAAAAAATTAAACTTTTAAAAACTATTGTATTGTGTATTTACCCCTATTAGGGTTTTGTAGTTGCATCATAAGGGCGTATCGTGCAGCGTCTATACAATCGGGGTGTGTACCCGTTGGTTTTTGTAAATTGTTTCCCTCTTTGTCCTTATCCCATACATAGCCTTGTAGTTCCCTTATTAGATTCTTAGAACTTGATGTAACATATATTTCGTTTTGGTTGATTAGGTTTATACCATAGACTATTGAATCTTTACCTTTTGAAACGGGGAATACTTTGTGTCCGTAGTTTCTTAGTTCTTGTATTGACTTTGGTTCGGCGCTATCGGCATATATGTTTTCCCTAATGTCTTTGGTCTTAATAAAGTAACTTAAATCTCTATTTAACATTCCTTTTCGGTAAAGTACCTCATCAAATACATAAGCATCGTTCCATTTGTATAGCCTAATAATAGTGGATGGATCAACACTATACCCAAAGTCTAGTCCGGCGCATAACAACCTTGCCTCGCTTGGTATTTGGTCTATGGGTTTCCAATCCGGAATACACACACCCTCTAAACTACCCACTTGTCCTAGTCCGTACACTTTCCACCAATTAGCCCAATACGTTGATGTCTTAGCTTTTACTTTAGCTTTTTCTATTTCTTTTATTATTGTGTCGGGTAAACTATCATTGTCCTTATAAGTAAGTGTGATAAAGTTTGTGTCTTGTTGTCCTATTAGTTCTTTATCTACCCAAAACAAATTAGCGGGGTTAAAGTCTAACCAAATATATCCCGATGTTCTTACGGCTAATTGTTGGTAGGAATCAAAGCTAACATTGTTACATTCGTTTATAAATAAGTCGGTACGTCTTGCACCCCTAAGTTTGTCCGGTTGATCCGTACTAAAAAATTCTATATAGCTACCATTACTAAATTCGTATTTTAAGGTACTTTTATTGAACTTTCTATCATCATACCTATTTAGACCTTTAAGTATATTAAGAAAGTCTTTTAAAGCGCCTCTACGTAAGTGTGGTATTGATTCGGCCACTATGCTTATTTCTTTTCCCTTGTTTCGGATTGCATAGTCTATAAGTATTGCTATGATGCCTATTGTTTTACCCGCCGATGATCCGCCCCTAATTATACGAACCCTATTCTTTAGTTCCCTTAATTTAAGTAGTGCTTGGGTTTTGGTTACTTGCATTAATCAATAAATAAAGGTACATCCTCGTTTATATGTATGTCCTTTGTTTCTTTTGGTTTACCGGCTACGTAGTTGTAGTATAGTTGTACATATTTAAAGTCGCCCTTTTCTAAACCTTTCTTTAAGGCATCAAATGCTAAAGGCTCTAATGGTGTAAGTTTCTCTATTAGTTTTATTTCCTCCGTCTTAGGCTTTCTACCCGCACCCATTCGCTTTCCACCATTGTTTATTCTTTTATCCATAATTGAAAAAGATTGATTAATCAATTATATAACGTTACTTTTTTTCTTTTTTGTCTAACCGCTTTTTAATTACCTCCAAACTCATATACATTTGACCAACTATATTCTCTAATCTTTTTATTCTTTGTATTGTGGTGTATTTCTTTGGTTTCACTTTTTAAATATTAAAATGTTTTGATGTACTTTAACTAGCTTTTTACTTTTCATATTACCACCGACCCGCATCGCAGCACTAGCTAGGGAATTAAGTAATATACATTCGTTGTAGAATTTCATACCGCATTTTTGAAATGCCTTTATCGTGTCCGGAACAAACCCTAGATAGTTTCCTTTCTTATCCCTAACCTCGCCTACCACAAAACAAGCGTATCCATCATCTTTTAAATACCTACAAGTTTTTGCGATAATGCTTTCGTAGGCTACTAAAAAGTCGTCATAGTTCATATTCGATATATCGCCCTCCAAATCACTATACACCTCTAAATTAGCATAAGGTGGGCAACTAAACACAAAGTCGTATTGTTTGTTAAAGTTATCTAGTACCTTATTACTATCCCCTACATACCATTGTGGTTGGTTGTTTAGTTCTAGTATTTCTATTGCTTGTTCCCTATTGCTATCTACTTGTTCTTGTCTAAGTTCTATGCCGGTATAATTATAGCCCATAAAATTCGCAACGATACCCCTAACACTACCACCCGCAAACGGATCAAGTATATCGCCACCATCGGGGCAAAACCAATGATACATAATTTCACACAAGGCGGGGTCAAAGATAGACGTATCCGATGGTAGTTTGTTCCCTTTCAATTTTCCTTCCGCACCCTTTTTATCCGCCCAATCTTTCATATTAAACGTTGTTGCATCCCTACCTATTTCACTTTGTATTCCTAACTTTTTCCAAAGTTTTTTACGTCTTTGCCAATTACCGGTTTTGGTGTCTAGTACACTAAATGGTGGTTCTATAAACTTATCCCTTAGTAATGGGTTCTTTTCTATTGTATTTCCAAATAAATCTATGTTCATTCCGTTCCCGCTATTATGTGATCCGATGGGTGTCTATTGCGATTGTATTGTTCTACTTTCCATTGTTCACTATGAAACTTATCGCCCTCTATTTCTTTTTGTAAGTGCGCCAAGGCTCTCCAAGCCAGTTTAGCCGAGTGTCTTACCCCATCTATATCGTGCATACCATTTTCCATTAGGTGTCGCATAAGTGCATCTAGGTCGTCTTTACTTTTTTCCCTATCCCAATGTATCTCCTCGTCCGGATGATGTTGTTTACTTCCTATGTAACTAACCCTAGCCACTTCGCATAAGGCATCGGGAAAGTATTTTATTAGTCCACTATAAAGTGGTATTTGCTTTCTCTTTTCTTTGTTCTTTTCCATCTATATCTTTTAAGGGTAATGTATCTACTATTCTAAGGAGTTTTTTTAAGTCCTTTGATTTTGTGTAGTCTATTATGTGGTTTATTAATGCTTTTCTTAATTTTGATTTGTTTCTTATTCTAAGTAAGACTATATCAAAATACTTATCTAGTTTTGGGTTGTATCGCCTATGGGTTTCAAAAGATTTCAAACTATGTAAAGCCGTGGCGTGATCATAATTCTTTCCATTAGATTCATAAAAGTCTCTTATTTCTTTAAACTTCATATTACAATGATGTCTAAGTATAAATGTCAATAAAGACCGCATTTCTATATATTCCCTTTTTCTTGTATTACTAAATACATCTATGCCGGATATATCTATAATATCTTCCGCTATTTTATTGGCTTCTTTCATATTCTAATCTATTCTTAATTTTAGTAAGTTATAACATTCTATATACTTTTGTCTTGCCTTTCCTTTATATTCTTTCTTAAACAATTCGTATAGTCTTTTAGTGTATTGGTATTTCGTAGTGCATCCTTTATAATATCTTTCCGCAAACCTTTTTCCTTTGCCCCTAAAGTAATTTACATTGTCCGCACTATCCCCCGCTATCATTTGTTCGTAGAAATTATACATCGCATCATCCTTACTTATATCCAATAATTCTTTTTTGTGATAATTCCACATTAGGCAATTAAATTGTTTGTAGTCCTTATCTATTGAACAAATCAACACATCCCCCCTACCTATTTCTTTTTGTATTTCGTACCAATTCTTAGCCACTAAATCGTCCGTTTCTAAACCATATCCATAAACACTATTATAGTTTTCTTTAACGTAACTATGTAGTTGATCTAGTAATGGTGGTCGTTCTTGATTTTTTCTATTGGCTTTATATATTGGGGTTATCTTTTTTCTAAAGTTACCCTTGCTTCCATTAAATACTATCACACTATTAACATCAAAGACATCACTAATATCATTTATTATTTTCATAAATTGTTCGTCAAACTTGCTTGTAGCATCATCAATGTTTCGGTAGTATTTATCCTTGTGCTTTTCGTTTTCGTTTCTAGTTCTATAACAACAAGCAAAGATTAAACTATCGGCATCAAATAATACTATCATACTTTTTCTTTTATCTCATATCCGCCTCAAAACAATCAAGGCTACAATAAGGTTTATCATCCGACATTTCTTTTCCGCAAACGCCACATTCGTATTTTTCATCGTAGGGGTTATCTAAATAAAAGCACATATAATAAAGTTAAAATTAAACCTATATAACTAATGGCTAATGCCTTCATTTTGTTTTCGTAGTTTTTCATTTTCTTTTTCAGCTTTTCTTGCCCTTTCTATTGCCCTATTTTTTGATAGTCTATATTCCGAAAGTGCTTGTTCATATAATCTTATGTTGTTTGAATATTCTTGAAAATAGAAAGTAACCCTAATTAAAGATTCGGACATCTTTTCTAAGTTCTTAGATTTCTTTTTGTCAAGTTGTTTTTTTACTATGGTGGTTAAAAAATTAATGTCCGACCAAATTTCTATGTCTTTAAAGTTTTCTATCTTTCTATCCACAATAATTCTTAGTCCAACATTCAAAGGTTTCATTCCATACCATCGGTTTCCAATTAGGATCAATCTCCGACCTCCAAGCAAAAGTGCCTGTTACTACACAATCTTCTAAGATTACTAATTCGTCTATAAGTTTTTTCATAATTTGTTTCGATTTATAAGTAGATTATTACCTAAATCTGTTTATACAAGGCTAAATGCTTTTTGTTTATGTAAGCAGAACGAAATTTAATTCGGTTTGATTGAAACTCTTTAGCTTCTTTCTCTGTGGGAAAGTAGTGGCTTGTAAGCCCTTCTTTATCTATGACATCAACTCTATATGAGTTTCTATCTTTATTTGTCATTATTCGTGTTTTCATAATTATTAGTTTTATTTACTGCTAATATACAAAAATATATTATATAAACAAATGTTAATTAAAATTTATTTAAATGTATCCTATGGGCATCCGATTCTTTAAGTAGATAACATTCTTTGTTACTACGCTTTTTAGTCCATAGGGTAGTGTCGGGACAATACAATTCCACAGGTTCCGGTTTAGGCAAGTCGTTTAACCAATAAAGATAATTGCCTTTAGGATCGGCTACAAAGTATAGCGCCACCGCATCCTCCTCTAATAGCTTATCATACTTATACTTCTCTATCATTTTTTCTTGGTAATACTTTTTACGAAACTTCATCTCGATCACACATTGTACGCCTTTAGGTGTTGTACCTATGCAATCAAAATGTTCATAGCCATTACCACAATGTTCCAAATTCCAACCATCTAAATTAAGTATAGCTACTACGGCTTGTTCTAATTTGTGTACCTTATCTATATTCATACAAGTTTGTTAAGGTCTTGTATCCATCTACGATATATTGCGCCGTTACAACTACAAGGCACTTCGTAACGATGCTGATAATATCGTGAATGTAAACGGGATATTAATTCCATTTCGTCCCTATTAATTTCGTGTTGTTTTGGCCTACTAACGAATTCTAACCATCTTTCTAAATCCTTTTCTACCATAGTTGTACTTTGTCATCTAACTTGTTTTTTCTATCGTTACACCCGCAATCGTCCTTTCCTAGTTTCTTGGCTACCCAAGTAGCTATTCGTTTTCCGTACCCTAATGTTGTTACGTTTATTATTTTTTCTAGTAGTGTTCCTAGTCCCATTGTATTTCTTGTTTAATTAATGATTTTACGTTCTTGTATGTATTGTATAAAGAATAATAACTTATACCGGACTTTTTAGATAATTCCGCTATTGACATATTCTCCTCCGTTAGCAACCTAAAGACCTTGGCATCATACCAATAAAGTTTATCTACTAAGGTGTCTAATTGTTTCATCTTTTTTTCTATGTCTTTGTATTCTTTACGATCCTCCTCCTCTACAAACTTTTCTAAGTACTCGATGTTTACTTTTGTTATTTTCGATTCTTTTCTACACATATCAATAAAAATACTATTTAAGGCACGATAAACTAGAAAGTAATTTATTTGGTCGTTTTGGTAAATTAAATGTTTATATTTTTTTCCATTTCTTTCAATCCAATTGTGCATTTTGATATACATATCTTGTGTCAAATCCTCGGCCGACATCTTATCCAACCCGAAACTTCTAGCTACCGATACCCAATCATCGTGTTTTTCCGCTAACTTTTTTAGTATTTCCAATGCTTAATTGTTTCTTAGTTCTATACTTTATTAAATTCCTACCACCTATCGTAAAGCCCACGTTATTTAGTATTGACTTGAATAGTATTGGTTGTTCGTGATTTGTGGGTTTATAGCCCAACGAAATTTCCTTCACTTTGCAAACGTAAAGCCTTGTGTACATCCAAGCATCCGGCGATGAAATATACCTGTGAACCACCAAGAAATCATCACTCCGGTTTCCATTTACGGCACCTCCCTCGGAATCGCCCAAACTAGGTGGTGGCACCTGTCCACTCATAGGATGATTCGATCCGTGTTTTCTTCGCAGACTTTCCGTTACGGCGTGAGCGCATATCCAAGTAGATATGTTATACGTCTTACAAAAGATTCTAATGTCGGTCAATTGTACATAATTATACTCATAACCATTCGTATCTTTTAATTCTTTTCTTAATGAATTTATAGGATCAATAAGTAGGCCGTGATAGTCCCAAGCATCCTTAACTTTTTCGGCTAAATTTAAAAGTTGTTTATAGGTATATTGTCTATTTATATCGACAAACTTAAAATGATTATATACAAAGTCTTTAGATTCCTGGTAGTCCTCCTCCTCGATTTTGTTTATCGGTTTGCCCTCTATAAATTCTATCAGCTTTTTAATGAGTTGCACCGGATCATTTTCACTTGAAAACACCAACCATCTTATATTGTGTTTAAGTGAATAAAGTAACATAAGATAAAACGTAAAGTGTGTCTTTCCGACGTTGTTATGCCCCAAAATAAAATTCATATTTCCGGCAACAAACCTAAAGCTAGTGTCTATCTCTTTGTGTCCTAACTTTAACGCTTCCTTGACCTTTCCTTTTCGGTAGTCGTTTAGTTTATTTATATGTTCCGAATAGTTTATTAGCATAAAAAAAGGGGGTCGCTAAACCCCCATATAATTAAAATGGTAAATCATCTTCCGTGTCATTGTCTCTATCTGGCGACTGCGCCTCTACTGCCACCTCCTCTACGGCCTCCTCGACCCGCCATCCTTGTATCGAATTAAAGTATTTCACTTCTTTAGTTTTTGGGTTTTCCCATTCCCTTCCTTTTAAGTTTATAGATACCTCTACCGCTGCATCTTTCTTACAAAAAACCGCATCAAGTAAGCCACATTTATCTTGAACAAACTCTATTTGCACAAATTGTGGGAATTTTTCTATTGTCTTTAATACAATTTCCCTTTTTCTAAATGATGCACTAATTTCTTGTACATCCCCTATTCTTACTATATTACCCTTTACTTTCATTTTTTATTAGTTTTTAAATATATACTTTTTGGTGTTCTATCGTATCTTAAACTACGAATACCATCCCTATCTATAATTTGATTTTCTAAATCTATAATTATATATCCTTGTTTTACAAGAAGTTCTATCGCCTTTAATTGTTCTTGCGCCCTTTCTTGTATTCTATAACTTTCAAATATTTCGTTGCTTATTGCCATAACTATTCGTTTACAAAGTTTATAAGTAATTGTGCATCCGATAATACGTTGTGTACATTTGATTGTGGGCGATTGGCGTGAAAATCACAAGCTGCCTTTACCATAGATTGCCTAATAATTAATTGATCTTTGTTAGGCGTAACGGATGGTTGTACATAACTAAGTTTTGCGGTTTGATATTTTTCGTTGGTAATTTCATACTCTATTGTTTCCCCGACTTGTTTTTTGAATTCTTGTTTGGCCAAGAAAGAATATTCTTTTCCATCGTCAAATGTTACTTTGTACTTTTTGAATGTTCCGTGTGCTAGACTAACATCCGGTTGTTGATTTATATATTTAATCGTTCCTTTCATAATTATTTAATTTAGTTTCTAATTGATTTATTTTTTCAGTCATAGCTTGTATTGTTCTATAATACAATTCTATTAACTGAT